TAACCATGCTCACTTTACAATGAGTAAGGATGCAGATGCCTATGTGAGACAGTGGTGTAGATCATCAGCAGAAAACAAAAAGACCTGCATCAGTTATGGCGGTAACATGGACTATTGACTTGACAGGTCTTTAGATTTCCTATATACTATGTAAAGAAACATTAAGGAGTGTAAAATGACTGTAACAACCGAAGACGGTGGACGCACAAACATGTGGGCTACTGAACCCCGTATGTATGTTGATCCCTCTTATACTGAGGCATATGGTCTTGAGACACATGCAGAACGTGCAGAGAAACTCAATGGTCGCACAGCAATGATTGGATTTGCTTTTGCACTGGTTTCTTATGCTACGACTGGTAGTGTGTTCTTTTTCGGACTTTTCGGTTTCTGAGTACTTGACAATGCATTCAATCTTGTTTACAATAACTAGTATTGCCTTCCTTGTATTGTTGGCATACTCCGTACAAAATTTATCTGAAACTTACTAATGGACTTTAACGTTACTTTCCGTACTTCTGATGGTGCAGAAACAACTGTCACATGTCAAGATGATCAATATCTTCTTGATGCTGCCGAGGAGGGTGGTATTGACATGAACTACTCTTGTCGTGCTGGTGCATGTTCATCCTGTGCAGGTAAGATTGTTTCTGGCACAGTAGATCAAAGTGATCAATCATTCTTGGATGATGATCAAATTGAACAAGGATTTGTTCTCACTTGTGTTGCATATCCAACTTCTGATGTTATAATTGAAACTGAACAAGAAGAGAACCTCTACTGATGCACGGAAGTCTTGAACCAGAAGATCGAGTAATGGATGCTCCATCTGTTTATGAACAAGTTTCTTCTCTTGCCCAAAAATATGGGTGGGAAGAAGGTGATAACATCGTAGTTGAAATGGCAGGAACTCAAGTTTCTGGTATTGATGTCGGTGAAGTCTATAATAAAAAGTGGCAGTCACCTATTGGTACTCGTAAGTACAACAAAGAAGCATTCATTGTTATTAAAAATCTCTCAAGAGATCCTTTTGAGTCTTCTAAACCTATGGATAGAGAGCACAAACCTCAACATTCATATGAACCAGTTAGTAAAACAGATGTCTAATCCAAATCAACTCTATGATGATATGGAGAGACTAAATGCCCTATACGAAGAACTCTGCTGGGCACATGATGATGAATTAGTATTCACTCATGAAAATGGTAGAGTCATTATTTACAACAAAACACAGGAGCAAGAACAATGAACGAAAGAGCAGAACGTATTAATGGTTGGGCAGCAATGATTGGTGTCATTGCCGCAATGGGATCATATGCCGTCAGTGGCCAAATTATCCCTGGGATTTGGTAAGATGATGTTACTAGCAACCTTTTTGTTGGGTGCTTTTATAATTCATTCGGTGATTACAGAAGATTCTGATGCTGATGATGATGATGGACCAGGTGGTGGTATGTTGATACCAGCACAAATCCCAATTCAATAACAGACAAAAAAGACTTTACTCTATATACTGAGTAGAGTCTTTTTTATTATATGCCAAAGAATCAATTGAATAAGGATGAACTGATATGTCATGTTCTTAAACTCAAGCATGAAGTTGATGCAGAATCTAAAGCAGTCTGGCAGAAAGAAAAAGATTTAGCACATAAATATCTCAATAAGGTGTTGGATAAAATCAAAGAATATCGTTATTGATTACTTGACAATTTGCCTTCCCGGGAATATAATAAATATCTATACATAAGGATTTGTAATAATAGTGTCAATCAGAAAACCATCAGAATACTTTGATAGACAAAAAGCATCTGTTGAAAATGTAATTCAGGGTAGTATTGAAAATTCTGAATTGAATACTTTTTCTGATGCCTATGATGCATTCAAAAGAAATTTAAGTAAAGTTGATGTTCTAACTAATTTTTCTGAAACATTAGGGAACTATCAATCTAATATAGAAAAGGTAAATCATCTCTCTGAGAAAATTGATGAGATAGATGAGGATATTAAGAGTCTTCTTACAAAAGAAGATTTAGATAAGGCACTTGTTTCGCAACTTTTGTTTCTTGAAGAATGTATTCGTGATGTTCAAGATAAAGTTAAATCTATTAATCAAAAAAATCTGATTCAAATAAGGTTAGATGTTTCTGATTTATCTGAAACAGTTAATACTTTTGTTGATGATGAACTTCCAAAATATAAAAAATTAGTTGTTGATAGTGAACTTCGTACTGATAAAAAGTTCATTAAACTTGAGGAAAATGTCAATAAAACTCTTGAAGATGTTGGTGAGTTTGTTGATAATAAGTATCATGAACTTACAGAAACACTTCGGGGAATTAATGAACAAAGTCTTGATGGTATATTAGAAGACTTTAAAATTCTTGATGAAAACTTTGCCAAACTTAGAGAAGAGGAAATACCAAAGTACAAAGGTTTTATTGTTGAGACTGAAAGAAAGACTGAGAATAAACTAAATGATTTCAATCAAGTATTAGAAGAAACTACAAATAGTCTTTTAGAAAAAATAAGTGAAGTTGAAGGAGATAAAACTGATCTTATTAAAGTAGTTAATGATAAACTTCAAGAAGTTAGAAATTTTAGAGATTTAATTTCGAATGACTTAAAAGAAAGTGAAGAAACCAGACAAGATTTAAAGAAAAAGATAACTAATCTTGAAGCTAATATTATTCGCAATGAATCTCATATTAGAACACAAAATAAGAGTCTTGAGCAAATTCAAGAAGATGTCAAATCAACAATTCAAGAATTAAATATTGAAGAGTTTAAGAGGCAGAATTATAAACTTGGTAAGAAAATTAAGTATCTTGAAGAAGTATTTGAAAAGTTTGGTGAAAGAGAAATACTGACAGAAAGTATTATTACTGAACCACCTTTTGCAAAAAACGAAGACCCACTAACACCACTTGACCAGAATTTTGTAACTTTTGATCAACTGCAAAGTCATTATAGATTATTCATCAATCGTATTCAACAACAATTATCGACACTCGGTGGTGGTGGTGAGACTAAACTGAAATATCTAGATGATATTGTTGGTATTGCAACTAATTCATCTGTTTATGATGGTAAGTTTCTAAAGTATGATCACAGTGCTAGAAAGTTTGAATTTAGCTCAGCAACCCCAACTTCAGTTGGGGAAGACAGTATAGTTTATGTTGCTAAAAATGGTGATGATTCTAATGCTGGAACATTATCAGAACCAAAACTTACAATTAAAGCAGCAGTAGATTCTATTGTATCTGCTGGAACAACAGACAAAGTTGTAAAGGTTGCACCTGGTTCATACATTGAAAACAATCCAATCATCCTTCCCGATGAAGTTACTGTAATAGGACATTCTTTAAGAGAGACGACAGTAACACCCCAGAATGCAAATGAAGACCTATTTTATGTTGGCAATGGAAACTATATCGCAGAAATGTCCTTCAGAGGAACTTTGCCTAGAAAAGCAGTAATTTCATTTGACCCAACAAAACCAAGATATATTAACCAATCTCCTTATGTGCAGAACTGTACTAACTTTATACCAGATAGTATTGGCATAAAAGTTGATGGTAATGCTGCTATTGGTCCAATTAAATCAATGGTGCTTGATTCATACACACAATATAATCAGGGTGGCATTGGAGCATCAATTACCAATCAAGGGTATGCACAGTTAGTTTCTATGTTTACAATCTGCAACGAAGAAGCAATCATGTGTGCATCTGGTGGAGCATGTGATTTAACGAACTCTAATTCTTCTTTTGGTGATTATGGATTAGTTGCCGATGGTGTAAGTGGTAAAAAGTATTCTGGTATAGTTACAACTGCTGCAGCAGCACTATCCGATCAATTTGAGATTGATCTTTCTACTTCAACATTATCTGTTTCGACGGCTACCTATACTGCATCGACTGGTGAAATAACAATCACAACAACTACTGATCATGACTTTAATGTTGGCATGGGAGTTACTATTTCTGATCTTGTTATGAATTGTGGTGGATCAGATACTGATATATTCCCGAGTGGTAAGAATGGATATACTTTCAATGTAACTGAAGTAGTGTCAAGCACACAGTTCAAAACATTCGTTGGAGTGTCTACACTCAATCATTATTACGAAAGTGGTGGAACTGTAAAGACAGAAGTTGTAAGACCATATGATGGACAGGCAGTTTTCTTTAATGACCTTTACGAAACTGTTGATACTATTACGATTACTGATGGTGGATCTGGATATACATCAGCACCAATTGTTACTGTAAGTTCACCTTCAGTCTCTTGGGGAATTGCTGCAAAGGCAATTGCTACTATAGGGAACGGTTCTGTAACTTCTATTAATATGTTATCTAATGGTAGGGGATATGAAAGTGCTCCAACAATCACTTTTGCAGCACCATCTAGTGGAATAAATACTGCTACGGGTACTGCTGTATTGAAACCAGAGTATTATACTATTAATTCTTCTACTGAAATATCAAATGGAATATCCACAATTACTATAAATGAAAATGTACCTCATGCAGTTGGTGTTGGAACTACGGTGAATTTCTTTAAACAGAGTAGAATTCTTGCTACTGGACATTCATTTGAGTTTATTGGTTCTGGGACTGAAATTGCTAGTTCTATTCCGTATAGTGGAGGTAGTCCACCAATTCCAGAAAATGAAACAGATTCTAGAAATGGTGGTTTAGTTGTACATACAAGCACTAATCAATCTGGTAATTTCAAAATTGGTGATGGAGTTACAATCAATCAAAAT